TGCAGTATCTTTCTGTAAATCTTCAGACTAATTAACTGATGCTTAAATGGAATGGGGGTGGAAACACCCCTACCTTAAATATGAAAAAATATAAAATATTACAAGATACAATGGCTGGTGGTTCTAAAGTTCATGCTGGAGATATAGTAGAGCTTAATGAAGTTGAAGGTCATTCTTTGTGTGGTTATCAAAAGGCAGAGGTTTGTGTTGAAAAGCCAAAACCTAAAAAGACTGAAAGAAGTGTTGGTTTAGAAACTTCTGAAGTAAAGCCTGTTAAAAAGAGAGCCAAGAAGTAATTATGCCAATGGAATTTGATAGAGATTTCGATGGCTACTTAGATGCCACCTATGGTCATGGTATTAAAGTTACCTACACACCTACAGGTGGTTCATCTTCTTCTATCAACGTCATCCTGAATCAAGAGTATGTAGATATAGATACAGCAGGATTACCAGTTCAAGGGTATCAACCAGTAGCACAAAGTAAGACTACTGATATACCAAGTATAGCTTTTGGAGATACTATCGTTGCTCCAGCTATAAAAAATTTAGATGGTACACAAATAAAACCATCAACAACTTATAAAGTTATAAATTACGAGCATGACAACTTAGGCATGACCTCATTACTGCTTGAGGTTCAATAATGGCTAATCATGTAAGACAGCAGATCAGAGAATACTTTGGCACTACATTAACAGGCCTTACAACAACAGGCTCTAATGTTTATGAGTCTAGGGTCTATACACTACAAGAAGACACCCTTCCTTCTTTAGTTATTTATACAAAATCAGAATCATCTGAGCCTATAGTAATAGGTGTTGATAGGGTTATGAGCAGAGAACTAACAGTGGTTGTGGAAGCATATTGCAAAGCGACTAGCAACTTTGATGATACTATTGATACAATAAGCAAAGAAGTTGAAGAAGCAATTTCTGCTGATAGAACATTGGGGGGTTTAGCAAAAGATACTTATGTTGAATCAACTGAAATAGAATACACAGGAGATGGAGAACAGCCAGTAGGTTATGTAACTCTAACTTTTTTAACAAACTACTATGTTCAGGAAACCAATCCTGATGTAGCGGTATAATAGGAGATAATTATGAAACTAATTAGTCCAAATGGTAAAAGCTCTGTAATTGCTCATCCCACTAAGGTTGAGTCAATGAAGAATATGGGTTGGAAGGAAGAAGCAGTCCAGTCGCAAGACAAAATTAAACCTTCTTCCAAAAAAAAGTCGAAAGACGAGGTAAAAGAAAATGGCAACACATAAAGGAAGTGAGGGTACTGTAAAAGTCGGTACTAATGCTGTAGCTGAAGTAAAATCCTATTCTCTTGAAGAATCTGCTGATACTTTAGAAGATACTACAATGGGAGACTCAGCTAGAACCTATAAATCATCATTGACTACTTTCTCAGGAAGTTTGGATGTATTTTGGGATGAAACCGATACTAATGGACAGGGTGCTTTAAGCATTGGTTCTGAAGTAACATTGAATGTTTATCCTGAAGGCGATACAAGTGGTGATATTTATTATGCTGGAACTGCTATTGTTACTGGAGTAACAAGAAGTGGCTCATTTGATGGTTTAGTTGAAGCTAGTGTTTCTGTACAGGGTACAGGTGCATTGACACAATCAACAGTATAAAACGATGTCAGTAATAGATAACGCAAGGAAGCATTTTGATAGCTTAGAGACTAGAATTATAGAAGTCCCTGAATGGGGTGAGGATGAGCATAATCCATTAAAGATTTATTGCAAACCCATAACTCTTTCAGAGACTTCTAAGTTTATGAAGTTAGCTAAAGATGATGATGTCCAGCTTTTAACCTATGTTTTAATTTATAAAGCATTAGACGAAGCTGGTGAAAAGTTATTTACTATCGCTGATAAGAAAACCTTATTGGAGAGGGTTGATAGAGATGTATTAATTAGAGTATCTAGTGAAATAATGAATAATGTTTCACAGGAAGAAATTAAAAAAAAGTAATTAAAGATAAGCAGCTATACATTAAATATGCTTTGGCTGAAAAACTAAACAAAACTCTAACTGAACTTGAAGAGATTACAGTAGAGGAGTTTCAGGGTTGGTTGGCTTATCTTGAGATAAAGGAAGAAAGAAATGGGAGCACTAACTAAGGCGGACATTAGCTTCAGCATTGTAGGTAATGATGAGTCTGCTAAAGCTGTAAATAACTTTAAGAAAAATGTTAAAGGTGCTGGCAACGCATTATCAGGCTTAAGAAATGCCATTATGGCAGCTTTTAGTGCAAGAGAAATTATTGAAGCTGCCAACGTAATGATTGGTGTTGAAAATAGGATGAACGCCTTAACGGGAAGTGCATCTGAAACAGCGGTTGCCATGAATAACATGAGAAGAATAGCAGCAGATTCAAGGTCTGACTTTGATGCTGTGGCAATGTTATACACAAGACTTTCTTTAGCTACAGAGCATTTGGGTGCTACCCAAAGAGATGTTGCAGATGCAACACAAACTGTGGCAAATACCTTTATTATTGCTGGCTCTCATGCTCAAGAAGCAAATAACTCAGCTAGACAGTTGGCACAGGGTTTAGCTTCAGGTGCTTTGAGAGGGGATGAGTTACGTTCTGTAATGGAAAATAACACCATCCTAACAAAGATGTTAGCCGATGGTTTAGGTATGACTATTGGTGAGCTTAGAGAGTTTGGTCATGCTGGAAAGCTAACAGCCGAAACAGTAATGCCGATTCTTATTGCTGGGACTAAAAAGACCAACGAAGAAATAAACAAAATGCCTATGACGCTAGGCCAAGCTGGAGTTGCTTTGCGAAACAATTTTCAGTTTATGGTTGGTGATATACAAGAAGCAACCGAAGGGTTCTCTAAAGTAGCACAGGTAATAGGGTTTTTTGCACAAAATATAGATGCATTATTTATACCAGCTGTGATAGCTGCCACCTTTGCATTTAAAGCATTTACTGTTGCTATAATGGCAAATCCATTTGCTGCTATATTAACAATAGTAACTACCGCTATTATGGCTATTTATATGTTTAGAAATACATTGGTTGATATTTTTAATAGGATAGTTCAAAAAGATATTCCAAAAATGATTTTACATTTTAAAATTTTTGGTCAGCAGGTCAAATTAGCTTTTGAAGAAAAGTTAATTATGCCAGTCAAGCAAACCTTTAATAGTTTTATTAATTTTATTATAGGCAAGGTTAATGATGGCGTTAATGAAATTAATAGTTATCTAGATTTAGTTCCGCAATGGATAAAAGATAAACTAGGAGCAGATAAATTACCAACAATAGATTTAATACCTGACCCAACCAGCAACTCATCAGACATAAAATCAAAGATAGAATCTTATGTTGAAAAAATAGCTAAAATTAGCGATATGGTTATAGATAAAGCAGATTTGCGATCTATTACAGAAATCATCTTTGGTGAAAGAAATGAAGATCAGGGGTCTGACGAAACAGGTTTTAGACAATTAACATCTTTAGAAAAGTTCCTTAAAGCAGCTGAAGATGGTTATAGTAAGTTTTATCAAGGCATAAAATCAATGCAAGATGAGATGCAAAATGTATTTAAAAAGTCTTATGATGGAATGACAAAGCTTACAATGGATTTTTTAGAAACAGGCAAGGCTAATTTCAAAGATTTTGCAACTAGCATTGTTCGTGAGCTTATTAGAATAGCAGTTCAAAAACTTGTTATTGACAAAATGTTTACATCTTTTGGCTCTATTCTAGGCAAGACAAGAGATAAAGTTTCCGCAAACATGGATTATGATGCACTAACAGATGGTGACACATTATTTGACAGCTCTTATGAGGGCGGCGGTTTTACAGGCAAAGGTTCAAGAGCTGGAGGATTGGATGGAAGGGGTGGATTCGCAGCTATACTACATCCAAATGAAACTGTTATAGATCATACCAAAGCACAGCCTAGACAAGCTCAACAAGCAGCACCCACAGTAAACTTCAACATATCAACAGTTGATGCTGCTGGATTTGACCAGTTACTAACATCAAGAAAAGGATTAATAACACAAATAATTAATAATGCCATGAATACTCAAGGCAAAATGGGAATAGTGTAATGAGTGGTGCATTTCCAACAGACCCAAACTTTAGGTCAATAAACTTTCAAGACAACAGGCCTACATTACTGAATCAAACACTATCAGGCAAAAAGTCTGCAAGACAAATAGGTTCTCAGTATTTTTCATTTACAGTTCAAATGCCACCAATACAACAAGAGAAAGCACAGGAGATATTTGCTTTCTTACAAAAACAAAAAGGTGCTATTGGTAACTTTACAATACAAGCACCATTAGATAATTTAGGTGCAAGTAAAAACGAAACAGACATACTCGTAAACACCGCACATTCGGCAGGTGCTGAGACTGTGAATATGGATGGCTTTTCAGCAACTACAGGCGTTCTTAAAGCTGGTGATTTAATTAAATTCGCGAATCATTCAAAAGTATATATGGTGCAAGAAGATGAAAATGCATCAGTAGGCCAATCTGCTGTAAAAATATCTCCAAATCTTGTTAGCTCTCTAGCAAATAATGAAGCTGTAACTGTAAACAAGCCATCTTTTACTGTATATCTTGAAAATAATGATATTATGTATAGTACAGATGCTAGTGGTTTTTACAGCATTTCATTTGATGTTAGAGAGGTAATAACATAATGCCAAGAAGTTTATCAACAGATTTACAAGCACAAGTATCATCACAACAAACTAAAACAGCATTTCTTGTTGAATTGGGTTTATCTACAACTATAAGATTAACTGATTGGTATTCAGATGTTACTTATGATTCTAATTCTTATGAAGCTGGCGGCTCTTTTCTAACAGTGGATTCAGTTGTGGAAACTGGTCAATTGCAAATAGATGAAATAAATCTTGGTTTTTCAAATGTAACAAACGAGGTTAGAAATCTAGTTCAAAGTGGTGCATTTACGGACAAAACAGTAGAAATAAATTTAGCTTACTTTAATGAGAATGAAACTTTGGTAGGTGCTATAAATTATTTCACAGGGCAAATTAGAAGTGTATCTATCTCAGAAAGTATAGATAATTCTGTGTTAGCAATGACTGTGGCTTCTCATTGGGCAAATTGGAATTTAACAAAAGGTAGGCATTATTCAGACGAATCTCAGAAATCAGCTTATACAGGTGATAGAGGTTTAGAGTTTGCCACACAAGTAAAATCAGACGTAAGGTGGGGTAGTTAATGTTTAATGCTATAGTTGGTTTTTTTAAAGAAATAGGCGGTGCAATAGCATCAGCATGGGCTGATGCTAAAACCTTAGAAAAAATAAACATGGTATTTATGGCAGTTACTACTGCTGTAGGTGTTAAAGGATTCTTACAGGCAAGGCAAATGATGTCTAAAGGCCAAGACATCATGGCTAACAAAACTGCTGCTGGTGGCAAGATACCAGTCATATATGGAACAAGAAGGGTTGGTGCTCAAATTGTTTATATGGACACAGCACAAAACAGGTCAAAGGATTTGTTTGTTGTTTATGCAATATCAGTTGGTGAGTGTGAGGAGATACTTGGCAGAACTATTGAGATAGATGGCAATAGTATTCTTGATGGCAATATCTATAAAGGTGGTGGATATGTAGGCTCAGACAAAATATCATCAGGCAATGGCTCTTTAAACACCGCATCACAAGTTGGTGATAATCAGTATTCACAAGCAGGAACATTGGGAACAGACCCAACAAAAAGATATTCCTTTGTATTTAACTTGCATCATGGTGCATCCAGTCAAACAGCAGACCCAATGCTTAGAGCATCTATACCTACTGAGTGGACTGCTAACCATAAGCTAAATGGCATTTGTTATATAGCAGCTTCTTTTGATTACGATAAGAAAGGAATGTATCAAGGCGTTCCGCAAATAACAGTACAAGTTAAAGGTAAAAAGGTTTTTGACCCAAGAGATAGCTCTACCAAGTGGTCATCTAACCCAGCCTTATGTTTCTTAGATTACATACAAAATGATGAGTATGGTAAAGGTTTAGCAACATCACAGATAAACATGACTACCATAAGTGCTGCTGCAACTGCATGTGAAGTAGAAGTAGATCAACCTTACTATAACGACACTTATCAAGACTTAACTTGGAGTGGAACTGCTGGTAATGACTTTATTGTTATTAATGATAATGATGACTGGTGGCAAAACAAAGTAGATGAAGTTATAGATATAA